AATAAATGCCAAATTGGAAAAAATTAATCACAAGTGGTAGTGCAGCATCACTATCATCTTTATCATTAGACACAGCTCTACCCGTATCTGAGGGTGGAACAGGTGCTACATCACTAAATAATTTAATTACTTTAGGAACTCACACAACAGGAAATTATGTCGCAACTATAACTGGTGGAACTGGTGTAAGTTCTACCGGAGCAACATCAGGTGAAGGTATTGCACATACACTTTCTATCGGACAAGATGTTGGAACAAGTGATACCGTAGCATTCAGTAGAGTTAATTTAGGTTCTACCGTAGGTTCTACATTTTTAAGTGGTGACCCAGTAATGACTGCTAACGGATATATAATGGCAAAGGCAATTGTCAATACATCAGAAACTGGAACATCACCAGCAGCTATAACTTTTGGAGATGGTTCAACACTTGGTTCAGACCAAATATCATTAGTAACAAATGGACAAAATGCAATTTATATTGATTCATCTCAAAATGTTCATATACCAAATGGAGATTTAAGAGCAACTAATGATGTTATTGCATTCTATTCATCAGACAAAAGACTTAAAGACAATATCGTTCGTATAGAAAATCCATTAGAAAAGGTTGGTAAAATAGGTGGTTATACATTTGATTGGAATGATAAACAAAAAACATACGAAGGACACGATGTCGGAGTAATCGCACAAGAAATCCAAGAAGTTCTACCAGAACTCGTAACCGAAAGAGATAATGGATACTTAGCAGTTAAGTATGAAAAAATCGTTCCATTATTAATCGAATCAATCAAAGAATTAAAACAAGAAGTTGATGAAATCAAACAAAAATGTGATTGTTTGAACAAATAACTTTATATTTATTATCAAACCAAAACAGGAGTTATAATGGCAAAAAAATCAAAAGAAATTAAATTTACTCAAGATGAATTAACATCATTAGAAGACTTACAATCAGGATATGATAAAATAAAAAATAGTCTGGGTAGTTTAGAATTGACAAGATTTCAAACTGAAAAAAAATTAGAGCAAATCTCTAATGAAAGATTTCGTTTAGAAAATGAATTTAATAAACTAACTGAACTTGAATTAAAAATAGTTAGAGAATTAAATGAAAAATATGGGCCAGGTAATCTTGACCCTACCACCGGTGTATTTACACCAAACAACTAAAAAATTGGTTTCATAAGTATATTTTGAGTTTTTTAAATGATATTTATACTTACGATATAACCTAATTAGGAGAATAATAATGGCAGAAAGAATCGTAAGTCCTGGTGTATTTACACGAGAAAAAGATTTATCTTTCTTACCACAAGGTATTACTGAAATAGGAGCAGCATTAATTGGACCAACCCAAGAAGGTCCAGCTTTTGTTCCTATGATTTTAAATACTTTTGGTGAGTTTGAAGAAATGTTCGGTAAAGAATCCCAAGACTTTTATGTTCCATTTACAGCGAAGCAATATCTTCAAAGTGCAGGAACAGTAACAATCGTTCGTGTTTTAGGAATAGGTGGATATCAGTCAGACTACATTGCATTGGCTCTCACGAGTTCATTAGGAAATCAAGTAGCGGCTGTTTTAAAACCTTCAAGAGGTAACTCAGGTGAAGGTCCTAATTCTTCAACATCAGGTTTCTTAGCAGGTCCCACAAGTGCTTCATTAGCAGGTGGTGCAAATTGGTCAACAGCTGAATTAACCTTAAACCAATCAGGAAATGGTTCAACAGCATACACAATTTCATTCGATACAGGTTCAGCGAACTTTATTGGAAATGTATTTAGTAATGACCCACAAGAAACAAAACAAAAAGTATATTTAGAAGTAGATTACAAAGGTTTTTATTCAAACAATAACTTTGACGCAAATGTCAGTATGAGTTTTGCAACAGGTAGTGATTCATTTTTATATGATTACTCACCAGCAAGAACACCATCAATTCAATCACAATTAGTTGGTGGTTCAAGAACAGACTTATTCCAAGTTTTTACTCGTGCGGACGGAAACACATCTAACTCTAAATACAAAGTTGGTATTCGTGACATCAAAATAGCAGCAGATGTACCAGGTTCAGATTACGGAACATTTACATTAGATGTTCAAATCAATAATCCAGGTAAAAATGATGATGGAACTATTTTGGAAACATTCCAAAATTTAAATTTTGATGAAGATTCACTAAACTTTTTACCAAGAGCAATTGGTGATAGATATGTAACCATCGCATCAGATGGTAAATTAACAAACAATGGTGATTATCCAAATCAGTCAAAATACATTTACATTAGAAACTATTCTAATCTAACAGGTATTGCAACTGAATTATTACCTATGGGATTTGCTAAAGTATCTACACCATCAGCACCAGTAACAACACAAACATCAGGAGCAGCATCAATTCCAACAGCATCATTTGTATCAGGTCAGTTAAATTCAAGAGGTGATTATGATTCAAATGTTTACTATGGATTTGATTTTGCAAATGAAACAAGTAAACAATATCTTAGAAAAGGACCAGCAGCAGCTACAGTCGGAAATAATGTAACGATGAGTTTGGAAGACCAATTAGGTCATGCAGACGCTTCAACATTAGGAACAACTTTCTCAGATGATAGTGAAAAGATTACATTAGCACTTTCACACATCAAACAAAGAAAGTTTGTAGTTCCTTTCCAAGGTGGTTTTGACGGAATGAATCCAGCATCACCTAAGAAAGTTGGAACAGATATTGTATCAGGTAATTCACAAGGTTTTGATATGACGAATTCATTATCAAGTGGTTCGGTTGCTTTTAAAAGAGCAATTAATGCAATATCAAATCCAGATGAGTTCGATATTAACTTGTTAGCATTACCAGGTGTTATTCATCAATTACACTCTACCGTAACAAATCATGCAATTGACAAGATTGAAGATAGAGCAGATGCATTTTTCATTATGGACGGGTCAGCATATGGTCGTTCAATAGACAATGCAATTAATGATGTAAAAACATTAGACACAAACTATGTTGGAACATACTATCCTTGGGTTAAAATCTTAGATAGTGTAAAGAACAAACCAACTTGGGTACCACCTTCAGTAGTATTACCAGGTGTATATGCAAATAATGATGCAGTAGGTCAAGAATGGTTTGCACCAGCAGGTCTAAATCGTGGTGGATTAACAGAGGTGTTAGAAGCTCAAACAAGACTAACAAATGCTGAAAGAGATGATTTATACGAAAATCGTATTAATCCAATCGCATCTTTCCCAGGTCAAGGTGTAGTAGTATTCGGACAGAAAACACTACAATCTAAACCAAGTGCATTAGACAGAATCAATGTAAGAAGACTATTGATTAACTTAAGAAAGTTTATCGCAAGTTCTTCAAGATTCTTAGTGTTTGAACAAAACACAAGTGCAACAAGAAACAGATTCCTAAATATAGTGAATCCATATCTTGAACAAGTACAAGCAAATTCAGGTCTAACTGCTTTCAGAGTAGTTATGGACGATTCTAACAACACACCAGATGTTGTTGATAGAAATCAGTTAGTAGGACAGATATTTATCCAACCTACAAGAACTGCTGAGTTCATTGTATTGGACTTCATTGTTCAACCAACAGGTGCAGCATTTCCAGAATAATAGGAAATAACCTATATGAAAAACCCCCGAGATTTCGGGGGTTTTTTGTTTATGATATGACTGAAAGAAAAGCTTGAGAGTTTAACCACCTAACTCACAAGGGTTGTTTCTAATGTCGTGAAACCCTACATAACCCTTCGGTTCCAAATAAGTAGTCACCGAAAACCCACAACTCAATAGGTTCTTACGATTACGATATTAACACCTATTTTGGATAAATCGCAAAGGTATCAGCGTATTCAGCTATCGTATTGTATTGACTTCTACGATAACCATATTGTGGTTTACTACCACCACGATACCTAATTCTATAATTACCAGTCATCATCATTTCTCTAATAACTGGATTAAATCTAAATCTCATAGGAATACCCTTGTAAAGAGCAACTTCACCAGGAGTAGTATTGTTGTAATTTTCAATATTTAATCTTGGTTGATTAACATTAGCTTCATACAATTCCATAGGATTATGAGCGTATTGATAATGAGTAATAGTAAATGTTCCATTTTCTACATACTCACCAGCTTCATTATAATACCCATAATTATTTGGGATTTCTCTTGTTACCAAAGTATCTTGGTAATCTCTCATATAAATACCTTCGGTATCGGTCGTTATTGTTTCATTATTTTCAATCATATTTTTTCCTTTATCAATTAACTTACACTATAATATACTAATTCTTTTTGTAAAAGTCAAGTATTTTTTTAATTAATTTTCGTCGTCTTCGTGGTTATCTCTTTCGTAAACTTCTTCTTCACAATCATCACAAAGGAAAAAGCCGTCTATTTCAACACCACATTCTTCACATATTATCTCATCAATCATACTATAATATACGAATAAAAAATGACAATGTCAAGTAAAAACTTCAAAAAAACTTCTAATAATTATATTAAAATAAGTTCTTTTAAGAAATCACTTTTTTTCACTTTGTTATATTTATTAATGTAATAGAAAATTCTTATTTATAGGAGAAAGAAAGTGGCTGATTTTATAGACCCAAACGAAATATTTTTTACACCATTTGAACCAAAATTATCAAATAGGTTTATTATGGAGATTGACGGAATACCATCATTTATGGTACAATCTTTCGCAAGACCAAACATTGAGTTTGAAGAAATTACTATACCGCATATTAATGTAAAAAGATATGTAAAAGGTAGACCAACTTGGTCAGATGTAGAAGTAAAACTATATGACCCAATCGTTCCAAGTGGAGCACAAGCAGTTATGGAGTGGGTTAGATTACACCACGAATCAGTAACAGGTCGTGATGGATATTCTGACTTCTATAAAAAAGACATTACATTTAATGTATTAGGGCCAGTCGGTGATAAAGTTGAAGAGTGGACATTAAAAGGAGCATTTATTAAAAGTGCTAACTTTAGTGATTTCGGATTTGATGCGGCTAACATAGCAGACATCACACTTACTTTAAGATACGACTACGCAGTATTACAATTCTAAGGAGAAAGTTATGTGGGCAATATTTAAAGACAACAACGAATACAACGAGAAATCAATAATTGGTTTCGGTGCATTCTCAGTAATGGTTTTATTTGCATTTGCAGATGTTGTTACTGGACTTATGGGTAAAGATTTAGTTATCAATGATGTGGTATACAATTCTTTCCTATTCACTACATTA